GTCGAAAAAGTTGCTAAAAACGCAACAAAGTCCAGAAATTTACAGTAATTACATTAATTTAGAATGGCCGAAGCCAAATTTAAATGAGGCCTCGGTGCCCTAGCATAATACCAAAATTACAAAAGGTGTAAGAGACAAAGTAATTAAAGGTTTAAAAAGAATAATAATAATAAACCAGTATAAAAACTTATAATAATAAGAAAAATTAAGTCAAATCCGCATTTTCCTGCACGAAAACACGTCTTTTTGTTACCAACTGATGAAGGTCAGTAACTGACTACATGCGGAGAGAGATAAGCTCTCTTGAATCCTTTAAGATTCATGCCGTCAATATAGTTCGCCAACCAATTAAGGTCAGTATATCCGAAAATGCCAATCAATTAAGATAAGCACTCTGAGACGAAAAATATAAGTTGGACGCACAATGAAGTGAATCCAATTCCGAACATGCCCAGACAATTAAGCCAAGACACTCTGAAATGAAGCCCCTCCTCGCAGGCCCAAGAAAAAGAAGATAAAAGGAACATCATCAATTAAGAATAGATTCCAGAAATCCTCAATTCCTCTAATGGACCCACGGGGGGGGGAAGAATGATCGGTAGCCACTTAAGGTGACCACACCTGATGCCAAGATAGGCCCAGGAATTAAAGCGAGTTATGTACAAAAGAAAACGTTGACTCTCAGATTGCCTTTCGGCTAGTGCCCCGCACATTTCACCTGGTGGAACATGTCCACAAAGTCAATACAGATACAAAGTTAAGTACAAAACAAAATAGTGAGACAAAAGGAGACCGAAGTTTTACATACTCCCTTCCTAGCTCTGATGCACAGGAAGTCTCAAATTAGGCGTAGTGGTGCGGAAGCGAGACACTGAAACTGTCTCCCTCCTCCAGAAGATAGCGAAATTGGCGCCACCCTCCTTCCACCACTAGATTGGGCTCGTTGCCGAGGGACGAATCCCTCTTCACGATATAGCCACAACTCATCATCAGGTTGTAAATCCATCTGATGTCTGAGATGACTATTCCAAGATCCAGTGATGCCACTCCAGGTTTCGGCACAGACAGTCTGTCGCCAAGATACCTTGCAACTTTTTCCGCGTCTGTTACGATTGGATTATCGTAGCATTCTCGGCAGTCACAAGAATCAAAGCACGTCGAATCTGATCCACAAGCCTGACATGTTGAGAAACACGCACACAACGAAGTTTCCTCCTGGCGAGAAAGAAATTCCACGGTTACTGGATGGTAAACGCGGTCCTCCTTTCTGAACAACCAGTCAACCTCGTACATGCGCTGTGGTTCACAACCACAACACCCACACACTCGCTGAGATTCGTACATTCCGTTGTCGCAGTAAGGGCAGCAGTGAACTGCCTTTCCGCACTTCCTGATGTTACCACACGACTCACACGTGCCACCGATGTCACAACAGCAACCACAGAGCTGGCAATCGCTATCTCGAAAACCGATTATATCGTCAAAATCTATGACGATTCCCGATCGATTCTCGAAAATGCTACGCAACTCTGTCACTCTGGGTATGTCCATCTGATCGAGATTCACTGGTCTAGCTAGTAACTGCTCAACCAATTTCTCTAGCTCTAGCACTCGCTTTTCCAAAGCCGGCGCGAGCGTGAGATACTGCATGAAGTCGCGACTCAGCTCCGACATCGGCCCAAAGAAAAAGTTGGTCTCGGTTGCACTACCAGTTCTGAAGAACACCCCTCTGTTAGAGAAATGGAAAATCATTGAAACTATCAATTCCTCTGAAACCTTGATGTGACAAATCCTTCCCATTCCTGCAAAGCCAGGTTCGGGCTCACCCCAAATAGTTTTGTGGAGAGCAGGATCGTACACCTCAGGCGTTGTATAGTTCGCTCCTCCAATAGCAGAACCAATTGTCGCCCAGCTAATATCCCCAATGGGGAAAAAGGCGGGACTCGAGACAAGTTGTCCACCATCAGACTCGAACGATACAGTACCAGTTTGCGTTTCAACGTTCAAGGGAGTGTTCGAAGTTTCCGACAACAGGAACATCAGATCATTAGGTAACGAAAACCCAAGAGGGTCGAGAGTGGGTATGACCCCAAACTCGTGCATCTCCAGAGTTTTAGACGAAGCAAAAATGTCACATGAGATTACATTGGTCGGGTCTACTGACGCTGTGAATGGCTGAAACAAGATAAAATAAATAACCCCTGTGTCTTCCTCCATGCGGAGGAAAGGCCTGTCAGAAATGAAGGGTATATCGAACAAGATCTCCGACTCATTTGTCGGATTGATAATCTGCTTGTGCGAATACATCATTATCTCTGCCTTAGTTGGAGTTGGATCATCTATCTTAGCCCCAGGCACAAACAACACAGCAACCTTCATCTGCTGTAGGATGGTTTTGGTGAAGACAAGCCGAAGCGTTATCATTCCTCGCCAAAACACAAAGAGGGACGCCATAAATGAAATCCTCGAGGATCCGCCGGGCGGGTGCACTCGTTTTGGGTTGACGACGAACGCCTCCAAACGTGTACCCACTTCGACATCTGGTGTAATCGTGAACGACGAAACCAGAGTTTCCTGTTTGAGAATGTCATTGATGGTTCTCTCTGAAGTAGCTTGAAGCTGGCTGGTTGAGATGCCCCCTGACGGGCGAGATTCAACGAGCGGGATCTTTTGGACTCCCAACTCAGATTCACCAGATAGCTCTGTAGCCATGATTAGCAATGAACAAAGAAAAGTTAAAACAAAAAGTTAAACAAATAAAATGCACAAAGTGTATTGGTTTGAAAAAGTTTAAAAACACTGATAACCAATCGCTGAATAAAAGCTCAGCAGTTCCCCTAAAAGAGGGGACAGATCTTACTCTACAAGATAACGAGAGCGTTGAGCGATGAGGATGCTCCCAAGGAAGTTCCTTCCGTAGAAAATCCCTCGCGCGGTCACAATGTCTTCGACCCAGCCGCCAGCCCCCCAGAACCGGTCCGGGGTGGCTTCGACAAGTCGAGCCGTTCCAGTCGCTTGCAACTTCGCTTTCAGATCCAGATTTTGATCAAACTTTTTAGCGATCAAAGTGCGCATCACTGCCACTTTTCGCTTGTCCCACGCCGTCGATCGCAACGAAGCTGATCTGGTCTTGACAACCCCAGGAACGAGGTTGGCAAAAACAGATGCAGTTTCACGTCCAAAAAACTTTCGTTTTTCATAGACGTACGCATGCTCCAGCGTTGGGAAATCATGTCCATCGTGCTTGATCACACACGGATGGAAATTCGAGAGCCACGAATCCGTTGGGTCTTTGGAATTGAAAAGAATGAACTTTGTGTTCTTGGGTCCAACACGCTGAAAATTTCCGATAACTCGGCGTTTCACTTCAGCAATGTCAATCCCAACAATCAATGCGCGATTCACATCGCTCGTCAAAGTCACAATCTTCATCCACACTCCGTCAACATATTCTTCACCCCACAACGTCGCTTCTTGCAAAGCGTTCTCTATGGAGTTCATAATATTTCTCGGATCAGACTCTTCCCACCTCCACATCGGTATCTCCTCAATGATGTGCTTGGGCAACACCCCAACGTACATCTTCGGAGCATACGGACACTCAATGAACGATCGTTTCAAAAACGTGAGATTCTTTTGTTCCGTCCACTCCGTGACCTCTCCACTCTTATCCGCATTCGTCGCAGAAACACCGGTATGTCGAATGGCCTCGCAAAATGTGAGTCCATTGAAAAACTCCGAAGCCTCCTGCGAAACGGAAAAGATCAGATCATCACCATACACTGTCAGAGTTACATGCTTCCGAAACCCCGCAAGGGAGTTCTCAAGCGTGTTGAGATTCTGTTCAGACAAATAAGACCAAGCGTAAAAAAGGATGAAACAATTGGTCAACGAATTCAAAATCGTGGTGAAAAAATGTCCAGAAGGATTGCCATGAGACGACTGCATGATGAAACCATCGTACAAAAAGTACGAATTCGTGGATTCAACACACGACGCCATAATGGCAGGTCGAAATTCCGGTTTGTAACATTCAGCAACACGACGATACACCTCTGTTGTAAAAGGCAGAGGTAACGAATTGTCAAAGTTTGAGTAGTCCAAAGCACACGAAAAAGGTCGTGACAAATGAGACTGAACAAACTCGCTCCATTCAACTGACATATGAGATATGCCAACACCATGCATCCATTCAGATCGATGACTCTTGTAGGCGTTGTAAAAAGCGCCCAAAAGACGTCTGTCGGCGAGAACTTTCTCAACCG